CGTACCTATAATAACACTCGCTATTACTTTGGTCAAGTGGAACACATTTTCCAGGTGAGCGCTGAGTGCATCAAGTCTAGAAGAGGTAATTTCCATGTCGCGAAGTAAAAAAACACAAGCAGAACTCCAGGATAAGATCCCAAGGCGGTTTTCCCACGTCGGAGACAAGAAAGTTGAGGACGGCTTGCAAGTAATTGAATTTATGTCTTCGACACTAGAAACAATCGACGGCGCAATGATGGACTTCTTGACTAATGATTTAGACTTATTTGTAAGCACAAACGAGGGTTTTAACCGTGTTCCGCCCCTGTGGGTGACAGCTGAACGTGCTTTTCAGATCAAGAATAACAAAGACTTACGTGATGACGAGGGAACTTTGATCCTTCCCTTGATGACTCTTACTCGAACTAACGTTACCAAGGACCCGACGTTCAAGGGTACCGTCTATGCAAACCTTTATCCGTACCCGGACTCCAAAGGTGGCACAATTACGGTGGCACGCCGTATTAATCAGAAAAAGACAGCAGAGTTTCAAAATGCGGCCGCCAATCGTCGGTATGGCCCCGACAACAATGTTCGCTCCAAGATGTACAACAGCAGCCACCGGGACATGACGACTCAGCGTGTGGTGTATGAAACTATGACAATTCCTCTTCCCACCTGGGTTAAAGTTCAATATGATGTATCCCTACGGACTGAGTATCAACAGCAGATGAACCAGATGATTCAACCTTTCGTTACGGTATCTGGTAATTCGCGTATGCCAAAGCGTATCCACAAAGAGGGTCACTACTATGAAGTATTTATTGACGGCGGCTTCCAGAATAATGCTAACCAAAGCAACCTTGGTATGGCTGAGCGAAACTACGAAACTAATATAAGTATCGAGGTTTTAGGATACCTAATTGGAGCTGGTGAGAACGAAAAACGACCCCAAATTGTAAAGCGGGAAAATGCTGTCGAATTCAAGTTTTCTAGAGAGCAAACAATGTTCGGGGACATCCCCACCACAGTGAAGGATGCCTTTTATAGAGAATAATAACAACGGGGTATTCTGTTGCGAGGGCCTCGTACTATTTATAATAAGAATATCTCAGGTTTAGGAGACCAAGTCTTATGTCAGTGAAGAATTACAGATTCGTATCCCCCGGAGTCTTTGTCAACGAAATTGACAACTCCCAAGTGCCTGCCTCTCCCGCAGGTGAAGGCCCGGTCATCATCGGCCGCGCCGAAAAGGGCCCTTCAATGCGCCCCATCACAGTCAATTCCTTTTCGGAATTTGTGAATGTATTCGGCGCCCCCGTTCCTGGCGGAATGGGCGGCGACGTATGGAGAGAAGGCAATCAAGTCTCTCCCATGTACGGTACCTATGCTGCACAGGCTTACCTCCGCAACAGTTCTCCTCTAACTTATATCCGATTGCTCGGCGAAGAGAGTCCCGCAGCTTCCGGCGCTGGCTTGGCCGGCTGGAACTCTGCAACAGGAATCACCGGCGCCGTCGGTCTCTTTGTCTTTGAAAACACCAACGCGCTCACTACATCTCTCAGCACGCCGGGCACTGCCAGCGGCGTCCTCGCAGCTATTTTCTACACCACGGCCGCGGACACCAACGCCATGTTGAGTGGCACAGTCTATGGCGCCGGAAGCGCGGTGAACTCAGCCTCCATGGGTTTCAATACTGCCTTCGAATCCACCGGGGCATCCTATAGTTTTACGGGCTTGATTTCGGCCTCCGCAGGGGTGAGTGTTAAAACTAGCTTCAACTTTGATCGAACTTCTGAGTACTATATCCGCAAAGTCTTCAATACTAACCCGCAGCTAACCAATGGTATTACAACGGATCCCTCGATTCAAGTCAACTACTTCTTGGGCGAAACTTTCGATCAGCATCTTGCAGACAACATTACGGAAGCCGACTGTTTTGCTGCCATGATCCCTCTGGTGTCAGGCAGCGAGCATGGCGGCAATCATCAATCCCCCGCCGTGGGAGGCCAGACGCCGCAGATTATCGCTCAGGATTTATCGTCTGTAACTAGTAGCTACGTGGCCGCTAACGCACAGAAGCTAATGAAGTTTGTTACTACCAATAACTATGGTGATTGGACAAACCGAAACCTCAAGATTTCCATTCAGGATATCAAAGTTTCGACCAATGAGAGTAGCCCCTATGGTAGCTTTACTGTTATGATTCGCCATCTTAACGATTCTGACAATGTGGTCCGCATTCTGGAAGTATTCACTAATTGTGATTTGAACCCCAATTCTCTTAACTATATCGGCCGCAAGATTGGTACACAGTATCAAACATGGGTCGCCGCCGAACGTCGTTACCGCACTCAAGGCGCGTGGCCTAATGTTTCCAAGTATATTCGCGTTGAACTCAACAGTGATCTCGACGCCGGTAGTTTGGACGCCGAATACCTTCCCTTTGGTTGGCTCGGAATGGTCAAATATAATGATGCAAACTTCACCGGCTCAGCGAAAGCGAGCAACTGGGTAACATCGTCGATCGCCTTACCGCACTATAGCGCGTCCCACCCGGAGAGCGGCTCCGACCACGACCATGGCCTCGTGAAATTCCAGGATTACCGTACAACTGCCACTGCTAGTATCAACCTCATCTACCCGGCTCCTGCCATGCGCCTTAGCGCGTCCGACGGCGGCCTAACCAATGAGACAGATGCATATTTTGGATTTAGAACAACCCGTTCCCCCGGCTCCAGTCGTTTCGCTGCCTCGGTCGCAGACCTCTTGCGCCCCCGCGGCGGCCTCGTAGGAGAGTTCGCCCCCCCCGCCTCGTCGTCCGAACGCAGTGTAACCTTCTCTTTGGACGACATCGGCCCCATCAGCGGTTCAGGAGACCCATTCGGCTCACTCAGCACAACTGTATGGGCTCAAGGCCTCCGCGCGACTGGGTCGTCATGGACCGCACGCAGCGGCTCCACAGTAGGTGTCCTCAACGCAGGCTACGATCGGTTCACGGTCCCAGTATACGGCGGCTACGACGGCCTCGACATTACTGAGATGGATCCGTTCCGTAATAGCTTTATTGACGACAGCACTAACGAGAATCTTAACTATGCACGCGCCACTATCAAGCGCGCCATCGACTCCATCGCCGATCCAGAAGTGGTCCGCATGAACCTGGCTTCGATCCCGGGCTGCACAGATGACGGTCTCACTTCGCACCTTCTTCAGACTTGTGAAGATCGAGCTGACTCCTTGGCAGTTATTGATATCGCCGGCGGATTTACACCGCGCGCAGAAGGACGTACACTTGTTCGTAACAACACAGCAGGTGCCCTTGCTACGCTAATGACTAATCTGAGAACCCGTGGTATTAACAGCTCTTATGCTTGTACTTTCTATCCCTGGCTCCGTGCCCGAGATTCTATCAATGGCGCGCTACTATGGGTTCCCCCCTCAGTTGCTGCCCTTGGTACATTCTCAAGCTCGCAGAAGAAAACCCAGGTTTGGTTTGCACCCGCCGGCTTCAACCGGGGCGGACTGACCGAAGGCGCTGCAGGAATTCCCATCGTCGACGTTTCGCACCAGCTGCGACGTATTGACCGGGATAACTTGTACAGTGCCAACATCAACCCGATTGCTAAGTTCCCGAGTGAAGGCATCGTGGTCTTCGGACAGAAGACACTTCAGGTAACACCCTCTGCACTCGATCGCATCAATGTGCGTCGAATGATGATCTTCGTCAAGAAGCGCATCTCGCAGATCGCTGCCAACCTTTTGTTTGACCCGAACGTGACTCAGACTTGGCTCCGCTTCACATCCCAGGTCAACCCTTTCTTGGCTAATGTCAAGACAAACTTTGGCCTGACTGACTACAAGGTGGTCCTTGATGACACAACTACAACCCCGGATTTGGTGGATCGTAACATTATGTATGCACGAATCTTCCTGAAGCCGGCCCGTGCAATCGAGTTCATTGCGATTGATTTCAACATCACACGTACCGGAGCATCGTTTGACGACTAATAATGTGGGAGGTTTTAATCTCCCCCACTACTTAACTTTAGAACTTATGAGGAGACTATAAGAATGCCATTTTGGACCAGCGCACTATCCGAGCCGAAGAGATCACATCGCTTTTTGCTTTACTTCCCTAACCTAGTTAGTCAGGACGGAGAATTTTCATATCAACCGTATCTTGCGAAAGATGTGACAAAGCCCGCATACGCGGTTACTACTACTCCTCACAAGTTTCTGGGTAACACCTACCACTACCCCGGTAGCGTTACGTGGGGCCCAGTCACAGCCAATATTATCAATGCGGTTAATCCCGATGGCAATCAAATCCTCTATGATGCTCTAATCAAGTCTGGTTACCTCTTACCTCCCACTCAGCTGGAAGCATTTGACAACCCAGCGCAGGCACCCGGTACTGTCAACAAGGCCATGGCCATTGATGCACTTGTCAACGTGGTGATCCACGAGCTTAGTGGTCAGGGCGGACTCGTTGGCGAGTGGACCTTGCAGAATTCGTTCATTACGGACGCCAAATTCGGCGACCTAA